GCGGCCCCAGCGTGTCGGGGTAACGGTTGTTGCGGGCAATGTAGCCGAACAGGGTCACTATATCCTCCACGATAGCGTCGTCGCAGCCCCACGCATCGCGCATGTCGAAGCGGCCACAGGCGTCTGGGTTCCACCAGGCCAGCAGGAAGTCAGCCACACGGCGGGCCTGGCCCGTGTCGCGGTTGGCGTGCTGCAGCAGTCTCCGCAGGGCGTTTTGTTCAGTCATCGTCATGTCAGCCATGGTTATTCCTTGTCGTCCGGCAGCATTGCCACGGTGATGATTTCAAGCGCATGGCACAGATTGGAGACGCCCTCGTCGTAAACAGCAAGGGCCTGAGAGTCCAGCCCGCAGGCATTGGCCATCATCCAGCGCATTTCCCGCAGTCGGTCGATATGGATATCGAGATTGCGGTGGGCCATTTGGCCATGGGTTTCGTGCCCGTTGTGGGACATTGTGTTGACGTTCATGTGATGCCTCCTGTTAAAGCGTGCCCTGGTCGCGGGTCCATTTGGAAAAATCCACCTCGGCATGGCGCAGGCCCAGGCCTTTGATTTCCTCCAGCGCGGTTTCCACCTTGGCGAAGGCCTTGGGGCACTGGCGGGCAGAGCGCACCAGGTATTCCTCGCGGCCGCGCAGCACGATGCACCAGCGGCGGCCGTCGAAGCACTCCACGATGGCGCGCGTGACCAGGTTGGATCCGACCAGGGTCTTTGCCGTGTCGATTGTGACGTTCTGCATAATTATGTCAATACAAAAGTATATGAAGTGTCCGACACTTTATAGCAAAGTGTCGGACGGTGGCCAGCGGAGTGTAGGGGCCTATTTGACGTAACGCCCGTTGTACGTCATGCCGGCGTCACGCGGTAGTCTTTCAGCACGGCGCCCGGCTCAGCGCCCACCACACAGGACTGTACCCACACGGTCCTGCTCTCGTCCAGGCGGCGGATATGGCCACGGCGTAGATGCAGGCGCGGGCTGGCGTGCGTGCCGCTCAGCTCGATGCGCTCCTGCCTGGTGGACGGTGCCACCAGTTCCAGGGTTTTATAGATCACCAGGGGATGCTTGCCCGCCTTCGTCCGCTTCTTGTTCAGGGCCGCCGAACGCTCCCGCACGCTCGCGCACGTTGGTGCAAGCCAGGACCGCGAAGGTGGCCAGGGCGCGCGACATGCCCACCCGCACCAGCTCTCTTTCCTCGGCCACGGTCCCGCCACAGTCGTCGCCGGTCGGGTTGCTGTCGGCCAGCTGGCTCAGCGCCCATTTGTCGTTGACGCTACGCGACATGAGAAACAGCCGGCTGGTCCACCATTCGCGCGCCCGGTCCCGATGCGCCACGCCCACCTGGAACTGGTCCGGCCCGTACTGCAGGAAGAACACCAGCAGGGGCATGGGTTGCTCCCGCACTTCCGGCATCAGCTGCGCCACCACATTGGGGTAGGGCGGCCGCGTGGCCTGGTACATCTGGTCGCCTGGCATGAAGCCGTGGTCATCCCCGAAGTCGAAGAACTGGCCCGCTGTCAGAACATGCGCCGCGAACTTCGCGCCGTCGCTGCCCTGGTACTGGTCGGCCCATTGGTTGATCAGCATGTTAGCGGCCTAGCGAGGTGTAATCGTGCCAGCCTTCGCCCAACACGCCGCTGTTCCAGATGCCTACCTTGAGGCCCTGTGCATGCACGCAACCGCAGTAAGTGCAGCGCTTCGGGCTTCCCAGCTCCTGCAGGCGCGCGACGGCCGCAGGCGGGAATCTGTCCAGCATGACGCGCGGCACGTCCATCTGGCGGTGCAGACCTTTGCCGTTGCACTGGTCGGGGCATTCACCTGGCATTTTCATTGTTCGGATTCCTTGGTTGGTTGAGATTGCGCCAGCACTACCCTGGCCCTCGCCAGGAAGAACTCGGCCGAACGAATCGCGTCTTCCATCTGCGCCCGGTTCCAGGCCTGTGCCGCCCTGGCGGCCGCCTGCGCAACGTCCTGCATCGGGATGCGCGCCGCAGCCACATCCGGCATCGGCGGCGGGATCTGCTGCGCGTTCATTGGCCGTCCCATGGCACGGCGCGATAGACCACGCTGCGGTCGCGCGCATTCGCTTCCTTGGCGTAGGCCTCGGCCTGGCTCTTGGGGCGGCGCGGGTGGGGCGATGGATACCAGGTATCCGTGCCAGCGCTACGAAACTCCAGCATGTAGTCGCCTTCTTCCGGCGTGGTGTCGGCGTTGATGATGCGGCCCAGCACCTTGCCCTGGTCGTCACGAAACTCGACCATGCCTGGCGGCAGGGTGGCGTCGATCTGCGCGGCACTGTCCACCGCTGCCGTGCGCTCCGGCCAGCTGATGCGGGCCAGCACTTCCTCCGCGACCGCGTGGCACACATTGCGCAGCTTGCGGTGGCCTTCTTCGTCCAGATACATGCCATTGGTGTCCACACCGTTGATGACCCAATCAATGGTGGAATCGCTCATGCGCTGCACCCGTGGCATGCCTTCGGGGCCGTTCTCGTAAAACTCTTTCATTGCTTCTCCTTAGAAGGTGACTCCGGCTGCACGCCTGGCGCGTGCAAGCCATTCCTGGTTTTCGTCCATGCTCATCAGTACCGCCTCCTGGCCCTGGATCTGCGGGCCGGGGCCGCGCGGCATATCCGCATACGCGCTGGGCGTGGCGGGCATGCCGTCGATGTACAGCCAGCGCTCGCCGTCATAGTAGCCGGGCCACACGGGCTCGCTGGCGTGCTCGTCGTACAGCTGCAGCGTGATATCCGAATCCGGCAGCTTTGCCGCCGGCGTCCACGTCAGGCGCTCGATGGCGCTACGGCGGTCCAGCTCGGCCACGAAGGCGGCCAGCAGCTCGCGCGCCATGGGCGCATTCACACCGTGCAGGAAACCGCGCAGGCCGCTGGTGCGGGCCACTTCCACCAGATCCAGCGCGGCCATTACACCAGCTCCACGTTCAGGCGACGGCCCAGGGCGGCGGCGGCCTGCTCCACCTGGTCCACCTTGGACGAGTGGTGCAGGTCGAACAGGCGGTCGACTTGCGGCTGGTGCACGTCCAGCAGGCGGGCCAGGTCGGCCTTGCGCAGCTTCTTGGCCATCATTTCATTCCACAGCAGCACCTTGGCCGTTTCCAGCGCCGGCAGGTTGACGGTGCGCTGGCCAGCGTCAGGGGCGGACGGCAGCGGCACGGCGCGGCGGTCGTCCATGTACATTTCCACGGCCGTGCGCAGGCAGGCTACCGCCTCGCACAGCGCTTCGTCCACGGTGTCGCCCACGGAATTGGCTTCCGGGAAGTCAGCGAAGCCCACCAGGTGGGTGCCGTTGGTGTCGGGCGTTAAGGTGACAGGGTAGTTCAACATGGTTTCGTCCTTTCAAGGTACGGGGGTGAGGCTTTCCGTTCAGCGAGTCAGCAAACCCCTTGCGGGGCTTGCTTTCATTTCAGTCCAAGGTCTTTCTTGATTTTCTCCATCAGCCCCTTACCGATTTCCTTGCTGCCGTGGTCTGGGAAGGTGGAGCGCTTGTCATTCAACGTTACCTTGTGGTGACTGCCGTGGCCGGGTTCAAACTTCGCTCCCTGCCGCTCCAGCCACCGCCGGAACTCGCTGTACTTCATATGCCTCCTTTTCGTTAATCAGTGCAGCCATTATAAAACACTTCTGTTGTGTTTGCAACAGAAGTGTTGTGTTTGTTTGTGATGACAAACAAGGGTGCCGTGTTTGTATGGGGAGATACAAACAGGTGGGGGGATAGGGGCTTAGTTGCCGCCCTTGCGGAAGTTGCTGCGGTGGCGCTTGGTGATAGGGTCGTCCAGAATTTCCAGCTCCATATCGCAGGTATAGCCGCCGGAGTCGTCAATGGCGTGCGTGACCTGCTGCACCAGCCAGTCCTCGTCATCAATCTCCGGCTTGTTCCAACCCGATAGGGTCACGGGGGCCTCCGGCCGCAGCTCCGGCTGGCCGATGGCCATGGTGTAGTTAAACGTGGCCTGGCTGCGTTTGGTGCGCTCAAATTCGGCTGTCGCGGCGCGCTCGGCCTCGGCCTGGCTGGCGTAGTTTTCCGGCAGTACCTTGACACTGTGATTGTCCTCGCCACCGACCACCACGCTATGGCGCTTCTTCTCGCCGTTGTTGTGCCAGTAGGCGCGCACCGCGCTGTAGTTCTCGCGCTCGGACACGTGGAAGCGGTGGCGGTCGCCGTCCTGGCGTGTCAGCGCGATGGCCGGCACTTCCTGCCCGCTCATGGTGGCGCCGGTGCCAATCGGCAGGAACAGCAGATTGCCCTCTTTCACAGTCATCACGGCGTCAAAACGCCGCGCCAGGCGCGTCAGGAAAGACATATCGCTTTCGTGGGTCTGGTCGATATGCGGGATCTTGAACTTGCCCAGCTCGTCGCCCACTTTCGGCGTGAGCTGGTGGCGGCCGGCGATGGTGCGCACGATATCGCCCACGCTCTGGTCGTGCCAGCTCTTTTCCTGGCGTTCGCCCATGCCCTTGGTCATGGATGCGCTGCGGGCGCGCACGGTGATGGTGTCCGGCGTGCCGGCGTGTTCCACCTCGTTGACGGTGAAAGAGCCCTTGTCCACCAGGGCGCGGCCGCTCCAGCCGATGGCCACGGACAGCACGGCGCCGCGCTTGGGGATCTCCAGCTTGCCGTCGCTGTCGTCCAGTACCAGGTCCAGGGTGTCGGCCTCGTCGGCGCGGCATTCTCGGACAGACAGGCGCATCATGCGGGGATCTAGCACGCTGGTCAGGTCGCGGCCGTCCATGGTGATGGTGTAGTCCGGGGCCAGCAGTTCGGGCGCTTCCTGGTTCATTGCTGGCCTCTGCTCTGGGCCATGGAGCTGGCCCGGTTGTCGTCGGTGCGCTCCAGGGTAATGGAGAAGTCCACGCGGCGCGGCACGCCGTTGGCGCCGATGTGGGAGCCGGTCTGGTGCATCCCGGTGATGTTGAAGGCGCCAAACACGGTCCCGGCGCCGTCGACCAGCACATAGGCCTGGCCCTTGTCGCCCATGGCGCGCAGCTTATCCAGGGAATCGAGTGTGCCGGCCAGCTCCGGCACCAGCACGCCGGAAATGGTGATGGTGTCGTCGCCGCGTCCGGTGAACTGGCGGGCCGCAGGGGCGCCTACGCGGGCGTTGCTGGCGTGCTTCCATTGGGTCTGTCGCTGCAGCTCCTGGTGGGCCAGCGTGGACATGCCAAACACGAATTGATCTAGTGACATCAGCATGGTGGCTCCTTAGTCGGTCAGGCGTGAGCCGATGCGGGCGCGCTTGGCCAGGTCGCGCTTGTCCAGCTCGGCCCGCACGGCCCGCGCGATGGCTTCCGGGTCGCTGCCTGGGCCTGGGTTGATGGTGATTTGGATGGTGTCGCCACCTGGTGCGGCGGCGCCGGCGCCGCCGCCGGCGCCGCTCGGAGGCCGGGGGTCGGTCGCCAGCCCGGCCGCGCCGGCTC